ATCCCTTACAAGCCAAGAGACTTACAGGCAGAGATGCACACTAGCGTCAGGCGTTGGAACGTGCTGGTCATGCACCGTAGGTTTGGCAAGACGGTATGGGCTGTTAATCATCTTATAAAGCATGCGCTGACTTGTGAGTTACCAAGGCCGCGAGTTGCGTTTGTGGCACCTACTTTTACGCAAGCTAAGCGTATCGCGTGGGATTATGTGAAGTATTATGCGTCTGTGATCCCCGGCGTATCCTTCAATGAGACAGAACTACGAGTAGACTTCCCTAATGGCGGCAGGTTGATGCTGTTGTCTGCTGAGAATCCAGATAGCTTGCGCGGTATCTATTTAGATCTGTGTGTGTTTGATGAGTTTGGCATGCAGAACCCAAGGGTATGGGGGGAGGTTGTCAGACCGGCACTATCCGACAGAGAGGGTGCGGCTGTATTTCTAGGCACCCCAGCAGGACATAATCATTTTTTTGATCTATTGGAACAGGCCAAGTCTGAAACAGCTAATGGCTCTGACCAGTGGTACCACAAGACCGTCAAAGCCTCTGAGAGCGGTTTAGTGAAAACAGAAGAGTTAGAGGCAGCAAAAGCGCAGATGACACCGGAGCAGTACGAGCAAGAGTATGAATGTTCGTTTACTGCTGCTATCATTGGCGCTTACTATGGAAAACTGTTGGCTGATGCAGATGATGCTGGAAGGATCACAAGAGTGCCTTATGATCCTGCTTATCCTGTGCATACAGCTTGGGATCTCGGTATAAATGACTCAACAGCTATTTGGTTTGCTCAAGTCTTTCGTGGCGGCTCTATCAACATCATTGACTACTATGAGAACGGTGGTGTTGGGCTGGATCACTACGCTGAAGTCTTACGGCAAAAAGATTATCACTACGGCGACCACCTTGCTCCGCACGATATCGAAGTAAGAGAGTTAGGTAGCGGCAAGTCTAGGCTTGAGACTGCGTTTAGTCTCGACATCCGCTTTCGCGTTATCCCCAAAATGAAAGTTGCAGACGGCATCAATGCAGCACGCATGATGATGCCTAAATGCTTTTTTGACAGAGATAAGTGTAATGATGGCGTAGAGATGCTTAGACAGTATCGGCAGGAGTGGGATGAACGTAAAAAAGTTTTCAGAGATCACCCGCGCCATGATTTCACGTCTCATGCTGCGGATGCGTTTAGGTATTTGGCTGTTGGGTTGGAGAATAAACAAAATCTCACAAAGCCTCCGCAACAGATGGCGATGAACGATTACAACCCATTTACGTTATGATAGTCGATCTGAACCATTATAAGACTGCGGTAGCGATGATGACAGTGAGTCACTACCACCAAGATTACAGCGATCAAGACATCAAAGACTTTATAGAACCACCACTATCTTTGGGTAACTATTTGATTATACAGGATGAATACGGATTGCCGTATGTTTTTGCGACATGGGCGTTTCCTGAGATGCATCACATTGACGAGTATGTACGCACTAACAAGTTTCCAACGTCAGCATTTCGTGGTTGTGGCGACAGTCCATGGGTTGTGGACTTTATAGCTTTTGGTGGTTTTCAAAGCATCCGCGCTGGTTTTAGATATTTGAAAGACACTTTTATTGAAATGGGCTATAGTGATTGCTATTGGCTGCGTACTGAAACAGGAAAAATTGGCTTTCATGCCTTAAAGGAGCATTGATATGGGATCAGGTGGTGGTGGTACGTCAGAGAATTTAAACCCGCCTACAGTGCGTAGAACGCCTGTCAGAGAGCGTGGTGGCCTTGCGGCAGCTAAGATGAGCGAAGTTGGCGTAAGTTATCGTCCTAGTCGTGGCATGAGTCCCGGCGCTGCAAGAGCAATCACCGGCAGTGACGTAGCCGCAGCGAACATTGCTGGACGTCCTGACATCAATGTTGCACAGCTTGGCGATTTGCAAACCAGAGCCGCCGTAGGTACCAGAGGCATTCAAGGCACACTTCTTAATACCATAGGACGTGCAAGTGCTACGCGGCTGATGACAGCTATTTCCCAAGACACACCTACGATTGGTGCAGGTGGGCAGGTGCAATATAGTGTTGATCCTGTAACGGATCCTAGAACTGGCGCTATTGTTGGCGTTACGCAGCCGGGGCCATTTGAAGGTAGCCGTGTATATTCTGGGCGTCCTGACATGGCACCTACCGCAATGACACAAAGAGATGATGTAACGCCTTTGGTTACACCAGAGGTTACGCCAGAGGTTGTGCCTGACGATGCTGGTAATGGTGTCATCATGGATGCTTCTGTGCGTGGCCGTGGTCGTGGTGATCCCAGACGCAGCAGGACAGGCAAACTCTTAGCTGGCGCTGCAAGTTTTGAAAGTCTGCTAGGCGGCACAACTAGAGTTTGAGGGAGATTCCTATGTCTTTTTTGACACCAAAAGTAACAATGCCACCACCGCCACCGCCACCAGAGCCGCCAGCACAAACTGATTTTGCGCGTGCAGAGGCATTGGCTGCTGAGTCGCTACGTCAAGCCACAGGCAAGCGTAAGGGGCGTGGCGCTACTGTTGTGGCCGGTGCGTTGGAGGAAGAAGTGGCTACAGGGCAAACCCCAACATTACTAGGTTAGGTGGCTAATATGGATCCCATCAAAGAACTTGTTGCTCGCTTCGATTATCTTGAAAACCGTCGTGATAATTGGGACACGCACTATCAAGAACTGGCAGACTATATGCTGCCACGCAAGGCCGACATTGTGCGTAAGCGCAGTCGCGGCGAAAAGCGCATGGAACTTATCTTTGATGGCACCGCGCTACAGGCTGTAGACCTTCTATCTGCTTCATTGCATGGCATGCTAACCAGTGGCGCTACGCCGTGGTTCCATCTTGCAATGAAAGATCCTGACATCGGACGCGATGACATGGTGCAACGCTGGCTGGAAGACAGCAGCAAGCGCATGATTAGGGCGTTCAACCAGTCTAACTTTGAGACTGAGGTACACGAACTGTATGTGGATCTCGTTGTCTTTGGCACCGGCTGTATGTTTGTAGAGATGGATGGCGAAGATCTGCGCTTCAGCACACGCCACATCTCAGAGTTTTACGTTGCGGAAGACCAGTTTGGCTTGGTCGATACCGTGTTTCGTAAGTACAAGATCCCTGCACGGCAAGCTGTGCAACGCTTTGGGTTGGAGAATGTAGGCAAGTTTATCCAGCGCACATTTGAGAAAAAGCCAGATGAAGAGGTAACGCTGCTGCACGCTGTTTTGCCACGCGATGATCGTGATCCCACGAAGCGTGACAACAAAAACATGCCGTTTGCGTCAGTGTATATTTGTATGGAAACCAAGATGCCGGTAGCGATCAGCGGCTTCCAAGAGTTTCCATACATTGTCCCGCGCTTCCTCAAGGCAACTGGCGAAGTGATGGGGCGGTCACCCGCGATGGTGGCGTTGCCTGATGTCAAGATGCTTAACTTGATGTCTAAAACCATTATCCAAGCTGCGCAGAAACAAATAGATCCTCCACTGCTTGTTCCTGATGACGGATTCCTTCTCCCTATCCGTACACAGCCGGGTGGCCTTAACTTTTTTAGGAGTGGCACAAGGGATACGATTACGCCACTTAACACAGGCGCAAACATTCCTATCGGTTTGCAAATGGAAGAACAGCGCCGTGGTGCCATACGCTCTGCATTCTATGTAGATCAGCTTCTATCAGCTTCTACGCCTAACATGACTGCTACTGAGGTAGTGCAGCGCCAAGAAGAGCGTATGCGCGTTATAGGGCCGGTTCTGGGGCGTTTGATGAACGAGATGCTGCGTCCCATGATTGACCGTGTGTTTGCCCTTATGTTGCGCAACGACATGCTTGCAACCCCGCCAGAGGTGCTGCAAGGCCGGGATGTAGACATCGAATATGTATCGCCACTGGCACGCGCACAGAAATCCAGCAGCTTGAATGGCACGATGAAGGCTCTGGAAATCTTGCTGCCTCTTGCACAATCGCTGCCAGTTGGCGACCACCTCAACCCAGATGGTTTGGTCAACCACATTGTCGATTCGCTTGGTGTGCCTAAAGATGTACTGTTGCCGCAAGCGCAGGTCGATCAGCAGCGCCAACAGCGTGCTGCCGCAGAGCAACAAGCTATGCAGCGTCAGCAGGATCAGGAAGATGTTTATACGACTGCGCAAGCGGCACAGGCGGTAAGGATGGTAAGTGATGGCGGTGGAAGTTAAGAAGCTGCGAGAAATGTATAAGGGCGTCTTTAGCGATCACGCTGGCGAACAGGTACTACGAGATCTTGAGGCACGCTGTAACTGGCGTGCTTCAAGCTATGTGGCGGGAGATGCAAATGCCACAGCGTTTGAGGAAGGAAAACGTGCAGTAATCCTTCATATCTACAACATGATGAGTGAGGACTAAATGTCAGAACAAGTGGCTGAACAGGTAGCCCAGTCTGATGCTGCGCCGATTGAAACACCGGCAGAAGTAGCACAGGGCGGGTCTGGTAACGACTTCTTGACCATGATACCGGAGGACATCCGCGAACACCCTAGCTTTGGGCCTATCAAGGATGTGGAAAACCTAGCGCGTTCATACGTCAATGCGCAAAGACTAATCGGCTCAGAGAAGATCCCGCTGCCGATTAATCCTACAGATGACGATCTTGATAACATCTATGGCCGTCTTGGTCGCCCAGAGGCACCAGAAGGCTACGAGATCAAAGCAGATGGCAACGTAATTACAGAAGATGTTGCTCATCAATACGCTGATATTGCTCACAAATTACGCCTTACGCCGGATCAGGCGCAGGGTGTGTTGGAGTATTATCGCTCTACCGTGTCCAACTCTGCGGAACAAATGCAGCAAATGGTGGCAGACCAAGCGTCTAACACTGAGGCTGAACTGCGCCGTGAGTGGGGTAACAACTACGATGCCAAGATAAATGCTGCATCTGGCGCAGCGCGTGAGTTTGCTGGTAGTGAAATCTTGGACATGCAGTTGTCAGACGGCACCTTGGTTGGCAATCACCCGGCATTCATCAAGGCTTTCGCAGCTATGGCAGACTTTAAGTCTACCGTGACCAGCGAGGATAGCATTGATGGTGCGTCGGCTAACTATGCAATGACACCCAAGCAAGCACAGGCTGAGATCGACGCAATCATGAACGATAAGAGCCATGCGTATTGGGACAGCAAGAACGTGACAGCGCGGCAAAACGCTATCAATCATGTTCAAGAACTAATGAGCATGATCCATGACAGATGAGGAGCGAATTGAACTGCGTTTAGAGTGCCTTAGAATAGCGATTGAGTTTGGCACGCAACGTGATATCATGAATCCAGCCCACATGGCACAGATGTACTATGATTGGGTGGTACAGGGTAGCGGCGAGAGCCGTCCTGATGACAGCCGGAAAGACGGCGGCTTGACGCCAGCCAAAAAGGCTAGGAGTGTCCGTAAGGGTAGCACACCGCAAATCGCCAAAATGTAACTGTAGTTAGGAGGTAGGCTAATGTCTACACAAGTCACTACGGCATTTGTGCAACAGTATTCTGCAAACGTGCAGATGCTCTCACAGCAGATGGGTTCTCGTCTGCGTGATGCGGTTCGCGTTGAGAATGTTGTTGGTAAAAATGCCTTCATCGACCAGATCGGATCGGCTACTGCTGCCCTGCGCACCAGCCGCCATGCCGATACCCCCCAGATGGACACACCCCATGACAGGCGTCGTCTGAGCCTTGCGGATTATGAGTACGCAGATCTCGTGGACGATCAGGACAAGGTGCGTATGCTCATCGACCCGACTTCTTCCTATGCACGCGCTGCTGCCGCAGCAATGGGTCGTGCGATGGATGATGTCATCATCACTGCTGCAACCGGCACCGCCAACACTGGCGAGACTGGTTCTGGTAGCGCAACGCTTGATGCAACAGCAAACTCGGTAGGTTCTTCATCGTCCAACGATGGTCTGACCCTTGCCAAGCTGCGTGAAGCAAAGCGTAAGATGGATCTCAACGATGTTGATCCGTCTATCCCGCGTTACATTGCAGTAGGCCCAAAGCAGATTGAAGATCTTCTTGGCGACACAACAGTCACCAGCAGCGACTTCAACACTGTGAAGGCTCTCGTACAAGGTGAGTTGAATACCTTTATGGGCTTCCAATTCATCATGTCCAATCGTCTGTCCGTCGATTCAAACGACATTCGTACATGTTTCGCATGGGCAGAAGATGGTCTGACTCTTGGTGTTGGCAAAGACATCAGCGCACGCATTGATGAACGCGCCGACAAGGGTTACGCAACTCAGGTCTACTACTGCATGAGCATCGGAGCGGTGCGCATGGAAGAAGACAAAGTTGTTCAGATCTTCTGTGACGAAACCCCTGACTAAGAGGAGAGATAGGTTATGACTACTAAAAACTCAGACCTCATTGCCAATCTTGAGGCTCTCCCGCAGGTCGCTAACAATGCACAAGAGTTGGGCGGCGTTGTCCGTGTGGCTCAAGGCAATGTTGCTCTTGCCGCTGGCGACAGCACCGACGATGACATCGTTATGCTGGCACCAGTGCCAACCCATGCAACTCTGATGTCCGTCCGTGTAGGTTCTGATGCCCTCGGTGGCTCTTGCACCTTCAATGTCGGTTTCTACACCGACGCAGGTGCGGTTGTTGATGAGGATGCTCTGGCTACATCTGTGGCTGATGGGGCTGGCCTTGCGGAACTACGCTATGAAGCGGCTGACCTTAACACCACAGGACAGCAGGTATGGGAACTTGCCGGTCAGTCTTCTGATCCGGGCGGTACTTACTACATTGCTGCCACCTTCAATGCGACAGGTGGCACCGGTGGTGATATGGCGTTCATCGTTGAGTACGTCGTGAACTAACATTGAGGGGGCGGTTCGCCGCCCCTTCTTTCCATTAAGAGGTGTGCGATGCCGTCTGTCGTTGATATTTGTAACGAAGCCATGGATCTGCTGGGTGCAGCGACCATTACATCACTCACCGAAAACTCCAAAGAAGCGCGTCTGTGTAACAGGCGCTTTGAAACTGTTAGGGATCATGTGCTGCGTGCGCACCCTTGGAACTGTGCAATCACACGCAAAGAACTAGCAAAAGACAGTGATGCCCCCGCCTTTGGGTTTAATCATCAGTTTACTCTGCCCACAGATCCATACTGTCTGCGGGTTCTGTCATTTTGGAACACAAATGTTAATAACGAGTTGGCTGCATATGACAGCAACGTCATGTTCAAGGTTGAAGGTCGCAAGGTTCTTAGTAACGAAAGCACCTGTAAGATTACATACGTTGCACGCATCACAGACACAGAGCAGTTTGATACACTGCTTTCAAGCGCCATAGCGCATCGTCTTGCGGGAGAGACTGCATATGCTATCACTGGCAGCAACAACCTCTCACAAGGCATTCTAGGGCTGTATGAGGCACGTTTAAAAGAAGCGCGTGCCATGGATGCTATGGAAGGCTACCCAGATCAAATACAGGCAGATGATTTCTTAAACGTCAGGTTCTGATATGGCGCGTGTTTCTACTATTATAACAAACTTTCGCGCCGGAGAGTTTTCGCCCCGTCTTGAAGGTCGCATAGATCTACAAAAATATAACGAGGCGGCAAAAGAATTAACCAACATGGTAAGTTTTCCGCAGGGCGGCATTACACGCCGTCCCGGTTCTTTTTTTGCTGGCACATCAAAAGATGGCGGCAAAGTCAGGCTGGTCAACTTTGAGTTTAGCGATGAACAAGCGTATGTGCTTGAGTTTGGCGCAAACTACATCCGCTTCTTCAAAGATGGCGGGATTCTTACAGAGGCCACTACAAACATCACAGCGGCTACCAAGGCTAACCCTGTGGTTGTGACAGCGGCATCACACGGTCTTAGCAACGGTGACAGAGTGTTTATTGGCAATGTCACTGGCATGACGCAGCTTAACAATCGTGAGTTTACGGTAGCTAACAAGACCACAAATACCTTTGAGTTGTCTGGCATCAACGGCACAGGGTTTGACACCTATAGCAGCGGCGGCACTGTTGGTAAGATCGTTGAGGTGACTACTACTTATTCAGTCACAGAGATCTTTGAGTTAAATCATGTGCAGTCCGCTGATGTTCTGTTTATTGCGCACAAAGATCATGAGCCAGCCAAGCTGACGCGCACGACATCTACTAGCTTCACGCTTACTGATATCGACTTTATTGATGGCCCATATTTAGACGAAAACACGACGACAACCACATTATACGCCTCTGCGGCAACTGGCACTGGTATAACAATCACGGCATCCGCAGCCTTGTTTGAAAGTGCGGATGTTGGGCGATTGATTAGGTTTCGTGAGATACTTGAGATCGAACATGATGCGTGGGCGGCAAGCACAAGTTACGCAAACAATGTTACGGTACGCAACGCTGGGCATGTTTACAAACAAGTCACCGGCAGCACACAAACATCTAATAATACGCCGCCTGTGCATTTAACAGGCACAGAAACCTATGGCAGTATTGATTGGCAGTATCTGCATGACGCACATGGTCATGTAAAAATAACAGGCTTTACAAGCTCTACTGTCGTTACGGCAGATGTGCATGAAGATCAGTTTGGCAACTCCCGTCTGCCTGACAGTGCTGTGGGTTCAAGCAATGCCAACATTCGCTGGTCTTTGGGGGCTTTTGGCGGGGATCAAAAGTTTCCCAAAGCTATTGGCTTCTATGAAGAGCGGCTGTATTTCGCTGGCACTACAGGTCAGCCGCAAACCATCTTTGGCTCTAAAAGTGCTGACTTTGAGAACCACACACCCGGCACCAACGATGATGACGCCATCAATATCACTATTGCGTCAGATAGAGTTAATGTTATCAAGCACTTGCTGCCTGCTCGGTTCTTGCAAATCCTTACTACAAGCTCTGAGTTTACGCTGTCAGGCGGTACTGGCGCAGAGCCTGTTACGCCAACTAACGTCAACGTGCTGCGTGAAACAACCTTTGGCTCATCAGATATCCGTCCTGTGCGTGCTGGAAACAGCACCATTCTTATCCAGAAGGGCGGTGAGCGGGTCAAAGAAATTACCTTTGATTTGGATACAGATGGTTTGTTGGGTGTGGATCTGACCATTCTGGCAGAGCATGTGGCCAGCGGTGGACTCACTGACATGGTTTGGCAACAAGAGCCAGAACTTATCCTATGGTTTGTTCACAGCGACGGCACCCTAGTAGGGTTGACTTATGACCGGGCTAATGGCGCTGTAGGCTGGCACCAGCACCCGTTAGGCGACAGTGGCGTAGTAGAGAGCATCACAGCCATCCCCAGTGGCGCAGAGGATCAGGTGTATGTGTCTGTCAAAAGAACCATCAACGGCAGTACAGTGCGCCACATTTGTTTTCTCAAGACCATCGACTTTGGCACAAACATTGAAGATGCGTTTTTTCTTGATAGCGGTTTGACGTACAGCGGATCTGACACAACATCCATTAGCGGCCTTAATCATCTTGAGGGAGAAACAGTACAGATTCTTGCCGATGGGTCTGCGCACGCTGACAAGACGGTTACTAATGGCAAGATTACCTTAGATCGCAGTGCAGGTAAGGTTCATATCGGGTACAGCTACAACTCATTAGTAGAAACACTGCGACTAGAAGGCGGAGGAGATGATGGTGTCTCCCAAGGCAAGATCAAGCGCATTCATGGCGTAACTGCACGCTTTCTTAACAGCGTAGGTGCAGAGGTTGGCCCAGATACAAACAATCTTGACCGCATACCATTTCGTGATAGCAGCATGGCTATGGATGTGGCGGTGCCTATGTTTACAGGTGATAAAGAAATTTCGTTTCCATCAGGTTATGACAATGATGCGCGAGTGGTAGTGCAGCAATCTCAGCCATTGCCTATGACCATTCTTGCGATTATGAGAAGGTCAAATACGTTTGATGCTTAGATTTTTGCCGTTTGCACAAGAGCATGTTCAGCATATTAAGCTGATGTTTGATCTTTCTGAGGATGGCCGCAAAGCGTTAGTCGAGCATAAAGATATTAGGGGCTACACACTTTTTGAGGAAGATGTTGTGCTTGGGATTGGTGGCGTACACAACATATGGCAGGGCGTAGGTGAAGCGTGGCTGCTGCTGGGCAAAGAGGCGTTTGCGCGTCCTACTACTGTGGCGCGGCACACATGCAATATGTTTGACCACATGCAGGAAGAGTATAAGTATCAGCGCATTCAAGCCAGCATCTCAGTAAAGGATGCAAAGGCTAAAAGGTTCGCGGAATGGCTTGGTTTTCAAAATGAGGGTATAATGAAGAAATATGGGCCTGATGGCTCAGATTATTATCGTTATGCAAGGGTGATGTAATGGATCCAATGACGATTGCAGCAGGGGCGTCAGCGGCCAGCGCATTCCTTGGGTTCAAGGGCAACCAAGCATCAGCGCGTGCAGCACAGCAAACGGCTGAATACAACGCACAGGTGCGTGAGAATGAAGCTGTCTTGTTGCAGCGTGCGAAAGTCGATCAAGAAGCCAACCTGCGCCGTGCAAATGATCGTCTAACTGCCTCTCAAACAGTGGCTACGGCTAAGTCTGGTGTCGAAATGTCAGGCAGCCCATACCTTGCTTTGGCTGACAGCTACTTTGCTATGGAGCGTGATGCACTGCGTATTCAATACGCATCTGACATTGAGCAAGCTAATGCGATGGCAGAGGCAGCTATGAGCCGCGCTACTGGCGCAGCACGCGCATCCAGCTTCAGAACTGCGTCTTATGTTAGCTTGCTAAATGGTGCGAGTACAATGGCTGGCATGCAACAGCAGCAGGACTTCTTTGCGTTGCAAGAACAATACAGACAGAAAACATTAGCGAGTTAGAGATGCCAAAGATCCCGCTTTATGCACGAGGCCAAGGAAGCGCAGTTGAACTTGCCACGGGGCGTCTTGGCCCCGCAGCGCCTACTGGTGCATTTGAAGCGCCGGGGCAAGCGTTGGTGCGTGCTGGCGAAGCTGTAGGCAGGGCGGGTACTGACTATGCCAAGAACGCTATGCAATTTGAAAACGCACGCAACAAGTTGGAATTTGATTTCCAGATGCAGCTTAAAAATCAGCAAACTAAAACTTTGACCAATCAGTTTGTTACTCGCGCATATCAAGAGTCAGACACATACACTCTCAACAATCGGGTTTCCGATCAAGAGAAGGC